GCGCGGGCGGCGCGGCCGGTGATCGAGCGGCGCGCGGCCGGTGATCGAGCGGCGCTTGCCTTGAATGCGCGAAAAAATCGTACGTTGCACCATGTTTCTTGTTGTTTTGTTGTTGACACTGGTGCTGGCCCCTCTATTCTAGAGGGCAAGCGGCGGGATGGTCCCGACGCTGTTTCAAAAGGAACCGCCACAATGGCAACATACGCTTACACCGACACCACGGAACTTCAGGTTCGCCTGACCTTCACCACCCGCGAGCTGTTCGCGCTGATCGAGATGACCAAAGCGTCGGATAACTGGATTCAGACCAGCCTCAACCGTACGGCGCGCGAGGCTCTGGCGGGCGCGGTGACGTCTCTCGAGCTTGAGGCGGTGTATCTCAAGGACAAGCTTCAGAAGGTGTCCGAGAGCGCCGACACGGTCGAAGCTTAAACCCCAACGGCGCGGGCATGGTGCCCGCGCCACCATCTCAAAAGGAACATGAAATGTTTTACGTGTACGGTGATTATGGCTACCTCTCCGAGGAGCTGCTTGAAGAATTCAGCCAGCTGGCCGAAGCTTTGCGGTGGGTGTCTGAATACATCCGAGGCGGTGACTTTGGCGGGTACGACGTGATCGAGGTTGCGTCATTCGCTGACGATGGCGAGTACATCACGCATACCACCTTTCGCAAAGACTAACCCCAACGGCGCGGGCATGGTGCCCGCGCCACCTCTCAAAAGGAACACAACATGACTACCATTTCAAACCTGAAGCGCGTTCAGACTACCTACGCCAACACCATCGAAAAGGTGGATAGCATCGAGGACTTGGGCGCGGCGCTGGCCTATACCGACAGCATACTGAAAGAGCTGGAGGCTCGTAAGCGCGAGCTGCGCGCCAAGGCGATCGAGCAAGGCGTTGCCACGTACAAGATCAGCAAGCGCGAGGGCGCGCCGTCCAAGGCCCGCTATATCGAGCTGCACGGGCGCGAGGCGTTCGAGCTGCATAAGACGATCGGGGACGTCAAGACGTTCGTCTGGATCGGCTGAACCGGCGCAGGGGCGGCTCCAATACTTGGGGTTTACGCCGCCCCTGCTATCGCCTATCATCACAACCTACATACAATCTCAAAAGGAACAAACCATGGAATTCACCGCAATCGAGACAGACCAGCCCGCGACCACCACCACGGCCGCAGCGGCCAAATTCAAGCTCGAGATGATGCTGCTGATGCTGTCAGCGGGCCGGAATGAAGAGGCGCAGCAGCTGATGCAGCAGGCGTTTGACCGGCTCGACCAGCTAATCGAAGCAGGACACTAAGCCTCAACAGCCCGCGCTTCGGCGCGGGCACCATCTAAAAGGAAACAGACATGAGCAACACAATCACAATCGTGACCAGCTATAATTCAGCGCATTGCGGCGAACTCGAGCTGCCCGAAGGGCGCACGTGGAAGGACGTGGCCGATTGGGGCATCAAGTGGCACACTCTTTATATTGAGTGGACCGACGGCACCGAAACTTCACACGAACTAGGTGAATTGGGCAGCGTCGAAACAGACATGAAGCGCCCTTCAGACGTCACCATTGAGGACGGACAAGGCGACATACTCGACGAAACCTAAGACCGTATCGAAGCGCGGCCCTGCGGGGCCGCGTCACGATGCGATCCTGCATCTTTTGAAAGGAACGAACCATGGCAAACCCATTTGCAAAAACACGCCCGATCGAGAACCCGTACGCGATTTACGAGGGACCAGCTGGCTTCGAGTGGCGCGTGCTGAAAACTTACAAGCTCGCTAAAAATGAGGATATGTATTCGCGCTGGATGGTCGCGGCCAAGTCAGACGCAACATTCGGATCGTTCGAGATGGGCGACACGTACGCGATCGAGGTCAAGCGGTACGGGCGGCTGGTCGCAGCTGATCCGGCATGGCAGGAAACCTACGGACCAGACGTACCAACCGTGGCCGAGTATCTGGCGATGGCCGACTAGGACCGTATCGCAGCGCCGCCCTACGGGGCGGCGTCACGATGCGATCCTGCATCTTTTGAAAGGAACAAACCATGGCAACATATCACGCAACCTTGCTCGACGAATGCGGCGACGAATTCGGCGTCACGATGGAGCTCGACGATGGCGTCGAGAGCGTCACCGAATACTTCCGCGACATGTATCCAGAAAGCTCGATCGTATGTATCGAGCCAGCTGGCGGGCCATCCACGTCACGGGCGCAGGCAGAGACGCGCTGGCTAAGGCTGGACCAGCTGGACCAGCTGGACCTTTACTAGGACCACGGCGCGGGGCTGGCGATCGAGCTGGCCTCGCACCTTGGGCCTTGGACATATAAAAAGAGAAGAGGCGGCGCGCAGGGCGCAGGGCGCAGGGCGCAGGGCGCAGGGCGCAGGGAGATAATAAAAGAAAGACGCGGGGCGCAGGGCGCAGGGCATAGATGCAAGGGCATGTAAACGGCGTGCTTTTTCACTTGTGCTTAGCTTGTTATCTGGTATCCTATCCACGTCTCAAAAGGAGTTTGAACTATGAAAAACGGAATTATCTATCGCGGCCCGAGCAAGTACGACGGGCAACCAATCGTTGTCATCGCAAACTATACCGAGGCCAACCGCAAGACGGGCGGCGTCGTGCAGACCTATATCCTGTGCGAGGATATTGACCCGCGCGACGCAAGCAAGACGGGCGCCGACGCAACGATTTGCGGCACCTGCCAGCATCGGGGCGAGGTGACCGAGGATCCTGCGCGCAAGATTGCCAAGGATCGCAAATGTTACGTGAACCTCGGGCAGGGTGTGCTGATCACGTGGCGCGCGTATCACAACGGCGCATATCCCGAAGCGCAGCGCCAACGCCTGCGCGCAGCGATTGGCGCGGGTCGCGTCGTGCGCATTGGTACGTACGGTGACCCCGCCTGTGTTCCAGACCACGTGTGGACGGATCTTTTGCGCGATGCCGCCAGCTGGACAGCGTACACCCACGCAAGCGGGTGGCGTCCAGATCTTGCGATGCAGAGCGCGGACAGCCACGCCGAGGCGCGCGCAGCGTGGGCCAAGGGCCAGCGGACTTTCCGCGTGCTGCAGAATCTTGCCGAGCTGGACAGCGAAAACGAGATCCTTTGCCCCGCAAGCAAAGAAGCGGGGGCACGCGTGCAATGCGCCGCCTGCCGCCTGTGTGGCGGCACGTCGACCAAGTCGCCCAAATCAATCGCAATCCCGATGCACTGAAAGGGGATCCCATGTATTCAGCAGACCAAGCACGCGCAGACCTACCAGAGGCGCGCCTTGCGCGCTTTGAACGGGCAATCAAGCACGCCGTGGAAGAGGGTGAACCCCTCTGCCACGTGCGCCTTCGGGCAAAGCCCGAGGATATCAGATATCTTGAAGAGCACGGATACACCGTCAAGGTCGACGGTGGCGGCGTGACGTGGATCTATTGGTTCGCCAAATGACCACGCAACACGATGAAAGGCACGGCGGCCCCTATGACAGGGGTCGCGCGGACTTCTGGTACGGTCGCCAATGGCGGCCGCACTACTTCACCGGCGGCACGTACCTCTCGCCCGAGATCGAAGGCGCAGAACTGACAGAGGCAGAGATCGAAGCCTACCGCGCAGGGTACGCAGACGCAGAGGCGCAGGGGGATCAAAAGGAATGGGACTAGGGCAGGCGTTTATCATCCTGCTAGGCGCGGCGGCCGTCGACGGTGACACACTCACCGCCGACGGCCAAGCCGTTCGCCTCTGGGGCATCGATGCACCCGAGATGGACCGGCGCGCAGGGCGCAGAGCCGCAGAGCACATGCAAGAATTGACGCGGGACGCAGAGCTGACGTGCCGGATCAAGGGCGTCGACGACTATGACAGGGTCGTGGCCCAGTGTTTCAACGCGCAGGGCCTCGATCTCGCATGCCTGATGGTCGAAGCAGGCCACGCGCAGGACTGGCCACGGTTCTCGGGCGGCTACTATCGAGCCTGCGAACCATGAGCAAAGCTCATGACCCAAGCCGCAGGGCATGAGCTGCATGCATCTCAGCCGAGAGCCGCAGGGCGCAGAGCACCACGGACCACGAACCGTGCTCACAGACCAGCCCGAGCCGCAGAGCGCCGTCATCTGGACAAATATACGGTGAAAACAAGGACTTCGGACCTTGGCCCGGGGTGCTTTGCAAGAAGTACGACACCCCGCCATTGGCGTAGCGCCTTGCGTGCCAAGCCTTCTGGTCTTTCGAAGCGTACGGAGCAAGATTTGAGTATGAGGCAAACTCATGTTCAGGCACCTCAAGTATGAGCTGCGCACATGTTAGGCCCTCGGCCTCTGCTTTTTCCCAGAAGTTTGCAGAGTTTGCAAAAAGATGTGGCCGAATTTGCAAAGTTTGCAAAGTCGTTCGCGGCTCAGAGCGCGGGGCTTTCAGCTCGACAAACGCGGATCCGGTGGGCCATTGCAGCTCAAGATCGGGGACACCACCTCCATGTCTGTTCTCAAGACGGGTCGGGTTCATCCCCTTCGTCAATGATTTCCGCATCGATTGCCATAGGTTCGCCTCTGGCCCCTTGCTCATTCAGCACCTCTTCGTATTGGCCCTCAATGATGGCGAAGGCAGACGGATGTTTCTTGCGCAGATCCTCAAGGCGAGCGATCACCTGATCCTTGGTCATGTCCTGCACGGTGTTGATTGTCTCGCGCCGGTCGATGGTCAGACCACCCAGCGAGGCGCGGATCTTTTCAGCGTTGATGGCAGCGGAGTATTGCCCGCCCTCCTCTGCGCCACGGGACAAAGTGTAGAGCCGCTTCAGCATCCCCTCTTTGGTCACGCCGTACTGCATCTCCATGTTCTCGCGCAGCTGCGAGAGATAAGCCACCACCTGCGGGGAATCGGCAGGGTTGAGGAGCTGGTAGGCTTGCTGACCAGCGGAACGCGGGCTGTACCCCGCTTCGATGGCGGCTTGGGTGGCAGAGATATCCCCTTCGACAAAGCGTTCGGCAAACCTGCGCTGGCGCATCGACAGTTTGTGGCCCGTCTCAGCCTCGATCCGCAGCTCTTCGGCGGTCTTGTACGTCAGTTCTTTTGGCTCTGGAGCCTTACGTTTTGGCATGGATCACCCCCAAAATGCGAATGCTTTCACAATAAACCAACAAGCCTCGAAGCTCAAGCCAGTACGAGTTCCGGCAATGTTCTTACAGTGTTCACCTTTTGGCCTTCCCTATAGTCTTTTTTTGGGTAAGTACTTTACTACTTTGAGTTGACAAAAAGTCAAAACCTGCGGATGTGAAGTACTACGTTGGTAAAACCAACAACCTGACTAGGACAGGCAAGTACTACGTTTTTACCGTAGTACCTAAGCCAAGTACTACGGTGCTTTGTAGTACTAAAAAACAGGGTTAAGTCATTGTAAAACAACACAAAAAACAACAAAAAACACGAGGTACTACAGATACTACGCCTCACAGAAAACATAAACACTCACACTCAGAAAAAGGAAAAAACTTTCTATAGGGAAGCAACCGTAGTAGCCCACGGACCAAGGTCCAAGATTCAACCTCAGATAGCAAACCAACCAAGACCCAAGGTCCGAGAAGCTTGACACTACCACCACCAACAACTAACCTACAACCAGTATCAAACAAAAGGAACATGATATGGACACGAAACTGATCCCCGAGAAGCTTGACGAGCTGCACTCTGCCCTTGTGGCCAAGCTGGGTGGCCAGCCGTATATCAGCACGATGATGATGGTTCGCGGTGACTTCTCCGTGGCTCTCTATGACCGCCACGAAGTCAGCACCATCCCGATAAAGCATGTCTCTGCTGTCACACCGGACGAATGTTTTGCCAAGGCGTTTCATTTTGTAGCCAACCTGCCCGACCCTGATTTCAAAGCGCAGCATGACTGGCACAAAAAGCTTCTGGGTGTGATTGACGAGGGCCATGAGCTGGCGCTGAGCGACGAGCTGCTTGACCCGTTGCGCGATGTCTCTCTTGCCATGACCGAGAACCTTCTCGCTGCGCCTGTGGGGGACTGATCAATGCCGACATTCACTGCAACGATAGCCTACAACGTGCCGGTCTACGGCACGGTCAAGGTTATAGCTGAGACACCGGAGCATGCTGCGGAGATCTTGCGTGCTGATGCAGCAGAGGACACGTACGAGTTCTGGGACGAGGTTACGAGGGCTCAGTATGACGATCCTTCTGAGCATCGGATTGTGTCCTTGGAGAATGAGGACACGAGCGTTTGGCTTGACGGACTCGATCTGTACGCCAGCGACCGTCCTTGGGACATCATCTCCGAGCACGAACTTGCTAAGATTTTGGAGGAAGCATAATGACCGTACATTCATCTCACCTCCGCGCCCGTCACATGGCCGACGAGCTGTTGCTGGCGCACTGGAATCTGGCGTCCCGCGATCACCACCGCACCCGTGCCAAGGAGTACCTGATCCAGCTGCTGTCGGGCGGCGAGGGCATGGAGTGCCTGTTGGATCTGATCAGCAACGCAATCACAGACGTGCATGACATCGATGCCACGACCGACGATTACGCTGTCGCGGTGTTCAACGCCTTGGTCAAGGAGGTGGTGCCCTGATGCCCCAGTGCAAGCGCGACGGATGCAGAGAGCAGGCGCAGCCCTACGGCAAGCGTCTGTGCCCTGCCCATGAGGACGAGAGAGCGCGTAGGGCCGCTGCCTACCGCGCCCTGCCCTTGTGTGCCCACTGTGGCACCCAGCACACCCGTTCGACGGGCACCACGGGCGAGGCGGAGTGCATGACGTGCAGGAACGAGCGTGTCGAGGCCGAGATCCAAGGTCATAGGGCCGAGGCTCTACGCCGTGAGCTTGACGCATGCGAGGACGTTGCATCCTTGCGTGCGTTCATCGCCAACTATCTGCTGGAGAAGATCTGATGATCTATTTCTCCATCACCGCAATCTTTCTGTATCTCGGCGCGATGCTCTTGGCGTTCGCTGGCGGGGCGCAGTACCGCGAGGGCGAGGATCCGAACGGCGTCAACCTGCTGTTCGCCTTCGCCGTGTTCATCGTCGCCGCAGCCGTGCAGCTGGGCGCACTTTTCATCTAAGGAAGAACCAATGACCAAGAACCTAGAACCGTGGGTCAAGCTGCTCAGTTCGGTGGCCAGTATCCTCTTCGCTGTAATCGCGGCGGCTGGCATCGACACAACGAACAATCTTTTGTTCGCGATCCTCTTTTACATGTGGGGGCGTGACGGATGACCGAAAGACGATGTGTGAAGTGCGGCGCACCGAAAAGCAATCACCCGTACCGCCATGTGTTCGTTGCCGAGAGCCTGTTTGACGGTGGCCGGATGTCGGAGCTAGAGGCGAGGGTCGAGCGAGCCGAAAAAGAGCGCGACGAGTGGAAGGCGGCGTCCACCAAACACCACCCAAACCCTGCCGACCACCGGTATTGGGAGGGCCGCTACCGCGACGAGGTTGCAGAAAACCGAGAGCTGCAAGCCAAACTCTGCAACGCCGAGACAGAGCTGGCCCGCCTGCGCACCGCGCTCAACAAGATCGCCAAGCATGATCTGCAAGCGATTGCCATTCACGCACTGAAAGGAACAGACTAATGGAATACGAACTTGGAAAGAAGCTCCGCCTGCTGAGGGACGGCCTTACGGTCAAAAAAGGTGCGATTGGCAAGATCGTTAAGATCAGTCCCGTGGACGATCTCCACCCGATAGCTGCGCGGTTTCAAACGGACAGGTGGCACACCCCTATGCATGAGACATACTGGCTTGAGGCAGGTGCGTTTGAGTTGATCAAGAACGAAGACGAGGCACCAGTTGACCTGACCAAGATCACCACGCCCTTCGGTCTGCTGGACGAGGACACGCAGCAGCGTTTGCAATCTTGGCCGCATGGCTGGGAGGCTTTCAAAAGCGACGGCTGGGTTACAACGCAACCTAAGTGGGCACCGAGTGTCACCTACCGCGCGAAGCCCGCACCAGAGCGCAAGTGTGTTTGGATCAATGTCTACGAAGGTAACGCTGCCAGATCTGCCGTTACTAGGCCGAGCCGAGGCAGCGCGGACTACGCAGCCGCAGCGGATCGCACCGCAGTCTGGCGCATCGAATACAACGAGGACGGCAGCGATCCTGAGATCTTTGTGGAAGACAGCTAACCCATCTCCCGCCGCAGCAGCTCAAGCAGAAGGTCGTTCATCGTTCGATGGCGACCTTTTTGCATGAGCCCGAGGACCGCGTGCTTCTCTTTGACGGTCAGCTGCATGGCGATTGACTTGCCCACGGGCAGCACAGCACCACAGCGCAGCTCGTAGCCGCCGTTGTTACGCGGATCCAAGGGCCGAGCTGCACGATACCCTGACAGATCAGTCAGGTTACCCAGCTCGTACTCCTTGCGGAAGCGTTTGTAGATCGTGTTGCGCGACACGCCCAGCTCGTCGGCAATCTCTTGGTACGTGCGCCGTTGACGGCGAAGCTCGATAGCTCTGTCAAAATTCATCTTGAATCTCCCCTTGTTGTTGGTTATATCTAACAACGTACAAACAATCGCACAAGGATGAAAACGTGGAATACCAAGCTCTTATCACCAACATCACCGTAAACGACGATGCGTTTGCAATTATCCCTGACACACAAGAAGGCGTGTATATTCCGCCGGGAGTTACACGGGCATCGAAGCTTGTTGCAGGCGAGCTGCGCCGGTTGAACGTCATTCCGAACAACCCCGAGCGTCAGTCCAACACGAAGTGGATGGGTGTCTTTGTTTACCCGCCCGAGACGGAGATGCCAGAGACACACAGGGAAGAGCAACCTGCCACTACGGACTTGCGTGAGCAGACCATGGCGTTGTTCGAAGAGGACGATGCGTACCTGACAACGGGCGAGGTGGCGGCGCGGCTGGAGATCCCGACAATGAAAGCGCGGGACATCCTGACCAAGCTCTTTACCGAACAACGTCTGGCCCGTGCGGACGTACACTACAAATCCCTGAAGCGAGCAGTCAACGTGCTGTGGGCCAAAACACCGGAGGACTTTCTGTAATGGACACTGAAGAACTGGCGAAGACCGTGGCCGAGGTCGGCGAGCTGCTGCCCAACCACATGACGATTGCACAGCTGGCATCGGTCATCATGACTTTGACTCACGCGTATATCCGACCCGAGGATGTACCAGAATTCTTCGACAAGCTGGCCGAGGTCAGCGAGAAACACATGGAAAGCACGAAAAGTTTTGTGGCCACTAAACATTGAAGACTTCATCCTTGCGATGCATGGCGTCAGCGTTGTCTGGCGTCCTGCGTCCAAGGACCAAGAGCCACCCTTTTAGAAAGGAAGAAGCATGAGCAGATGCGTAGTCAAATGTTGCGGTAGCCGCACACCAGAAGGCACACAGCTCTGTGAGCGGTGTCATGTGATGCTGTCACGCGGGCTGATACTGGAGTCCCCTGCTTGGTTTGCCACCGAGCTGGAGTTCCTTGCCACCCAGAACCATTACGCCATGGAAGAGATCCGTCGGCTTCACGACAAAGTCAACGAGTTGATGGAATGATGGTGGACGAGGCGACCTACGCCCGCCAGCTCCAGAGCGTCTGCACCATGGAGAACGTGCGGATGGTCAAGGACGGGGTCAAAGGTCCGAGGATCCCGCACAAACTTCTGACCGCTCTTGTGCACCTGCAACGAAAAGGCAGCTTGACCAAGAACGATCTAGCGCACATCCTGTCGATGTCGCCCACCAACGCATTGGCCCTGCTGTTTCGCTTGCGTGACCTCGGCCTCGCCACATCGGAGATCCACCCCCGTGCAGGAATTCGCGTCTTTACTTTTTGCAGGTCGGCCGCTCAGCGACGACGAATTCGTAACGGCGATGGATGAACTGTCCGCTGTCCTGCCACCGGTCGTCACGACACCGCAGCTGGTAGCCCTTATGGCTGCGATCTTGCAGACCTACACGGATCCGACAGACGAGGAGACGATGGACCGGATCGTCACGGCCGCAATCGATACCGTGATGGGTCATGAGCTGGCAGTGCAGCTCGACCTCGCTGTCGGTCCAGAGGACGGGGTGAACTGAAGTAGTGCAGCCAACTCTTGCGGCAGTGCTCGACACCCATGATCAAAACGAGCGGGGACCAGCCCCGCTCTAATCTTTTGTCCCACGCGTATGCGCACCACGAACACTCGCGCCCTGTCAGAATGCGATGTGTGATCAGCGAAAGCTTTTTCCACCACATAGCTTGACCCACTGCTCGTTGGCGATGACGATCTCACGCAGCAAACTAACGTCGTTCTCTGCCAGAAATGTGACAACCTCATCGCTGCCGAAGTACAGAGGCGAGGCTATGTCGCAATAATCACCGGTCGTCGTCTTTGCGCACCCACTGGCGAGCGCGATCCACAAAATAAGGATCATCTTGGATTTCATCACGAACCTCTTTCGCTGTCTTCATGGCACCGATCCGACGACGAGTGTGCTTGTTCTCGTTCTTCCGCTCTCCGACGCTCTCGCCCTTGAAATAAACGCCAAAGATGGCAGCGATAAACACCGCCACCCCGATCAGCCACATTCTCACCTCGGTGAAGATCATGAGTAATCTCCTCTCTCACAGGTCATGTACACGTATGCGTGCGTGGTGTCTTCCAGCTGCGCGAGAGCCTCGCGCCGTGCGACTTGGCACTCGTACTTGGTTGCAAACGGCTCGACCCGCCAATCGCGGCACTCAACTATGCTATCTTCAACCAAGCAAACGAGTATGGTCAGAGCCCAGAGCATTACCGCCACCCCTCGGCCCACGCCTTGAGCCGCTCACGCATGATGAACAAAGCTCCAAGGACCACGATCCCAGCAAAGCCGAGCACGATATACTGTGCGTACTGATCAAGCCCAGAGACAGCGCCTACGGCCGTGCCTACGCCGCCTGCGGCGGTCGCGACTGATGCCTGTACCGTCTTGGACTGAGCGGGGCTGTGGCGGCGCTCTGGCGGCAGCTCTCCGGTCATCCACTCGCTCTTCGGGTAGGCCTCGCGGCTCAGCTGGAAGTGCGGTCCGTCCTTGAAGCTTGTCCAGTCACCGCCCCACTCGACGTCTACACCCTCCGCCTGCGCTGCCGCCTTCACGGCGGGGCCGAGCTGATGGTACAGCGGCCAGTCAAAGGCGGGGCCGTCCGGTCCGATGGGCAGCAGATCGACTGCATGTCCGGTCAGGTGACGACTGTTCATAGTCTGTGACGCACCTGTAGAGACAAGGCGGGTCTGTCGCTCGACGCTGCGCACACCCTCGATGACGATGAAGTCCAGCGGAGCCTCCTGCAAAGCGCGGTCGATCACGCGCTTGAGGTCAGGGTGCACACCGCGAAGGTTCTCTAGGCTGCGTTTGCTGTATTTTCTCATGGGTCTTGTGTCCTGCAAACAACTGATCTATAACATACTCTAGCACAAAAACCTACGGAGGGCACTATGCCTGCGAAAGAAAAGCCACGGTTCCAGAACGTAGCCGTACCCGTCGAAGACCATGCCCTGCTGAAAGAACTGGCTGATGCCGAGAGCAGATCCATGGCCCGAGAGCTGAGCGTCCTGATCCGCGAAGCACACCGTCAGATCGTCCGTGGCGAAACCGCTTGATTGCGGGCCACGGTCGACGCTGAGTACCACCCATTGCGCAGGAAAACCAAGTCAGCGTCCTGCAACTCAATCAACGCTGTCCTCACCTCTTCGGTATCGTAGCCAGTAGCCTCGGTTATCGCGGCCAACTGCATCGCGACCGGAGTTTTTGCGTTGGCTAAGATTGCCAGCACGCGTTGCTTTACCTGCGTCATCGAACTTCGGCTCCTTGTCCTTGGTGATCCAATCGGGAAAGGCCTTGCGCAGATAGTCGATCCGCTCCTTGGCCAACGGGTTGAGCAGCAGCCACGACACACTGGCTGGCAGCTCTGCCCAGTAAGAGAAATCCTTGAGAGCTTCGGCCCTCGTCAGGTGTCCGTTCTTGTAGTCGATGGCGATGCGGCACATCTGCCACCACGCCATCTTCTCTTCGGGCGTCTTCAGCCCTACGTCTTCGGTTTCAGGGTCAGCCATTCGCGGGCCTCCTCTCCCAGCACCTTGGCACCCATGTCGATCTTGTCTCGCAGGTTGGCCACGATCTTCTCGTCGATGGTGCCTTCCGCGATCAGGTCGATATAGGTCACCGGATTCTTCTGCCCGATCCTGTGCGCCCGATCCTCTGATTGGATGCGTGTCTCAAGGTCGAAGTCGTTGGCGAAGTATACCACGGTCGAAGCTTCTGTCAGCGTGATGCCGTAAGCACCGGTCTTGTTGGAGATGAAGAAGCGCACGTTGCTGTCAGGATCTTGGAAGTTGCGCACGGCATCCTCGCGATCCTCGACGCTGGTGTCGCCGTAGTAGGTGGCAGCTGCGCCCTCGCCGTACTCCTTGTCGAGCGCCCGCTTGATCTCTTGGATGTCATGACGGAACCGCGAGAAGATGATCATCTTGCCAGACACCTCGGCTGCTACCTCAAGCAACGCGTCAAGCCTGCCAGACGGGAACGTCATCAGCTCGCCGTCGTCAGTCATCAAGTGGCCAGACATAACCTGCTGCAGGCGCAGCATGAGCGTGATGACCTGTGGTGTTGACACCATCTCGCCATCGTCCAGCATCAGGAACCCGTCCTGCCGCAACTTGTTGTACATATCCCGCTGTTCTTTGGTCAGCGTGATGTAGCGTGCGGTGTAGTTCTTGGGCGGCAGATCAAGACAGTCAGCCTTGAGTACACGGTAGCTGAAGGTATCGATCTTCTGTGTCAGCTCGTCGAGATTGCGGTAGCCGACAACCTGCTGGAAAGAATGTGCGCCCATGGTGCGGCGCTGTGTGATGGCGTACCGCCCTTGAAAGCTGTAGAAAGATTCGTGGCCCAAGAGCCGAGGTCCAAGGAACGCGGCCTGTGCATAGATATCCATTGGCTCTTTGGTAATAGGCGAGCCGGTCATGATGCGCCTATACCTGAACCCAGCTCCGATCTTCATCAGCGCCTTGGTTCGCTTGGCCTTGTGGTTCTTGATCGTCGTGCTCTCGTCAATGCCGACCAACGCCCGAGGACCACGGGCCTTGGCCATCCACTCGCCAGCGTTGCGACCTTTGACTGTGGAGAACGCCTCGACGTTCATGACGAAGATGGTCAGGCCCTCGAACGGTTTCGTGACGCTCTTCAGTTCTGCCTGCTGCGCCTTGTTCGGATTGGCCACCCAGCGGATGACCCGATGGGGTACATCTTCAGGGAAATGGTCAGGGATTTCTTTGTTCGTCCAGTTGCGATACACGCCCTTCGGCGCGATGATCAGGGCGAAGTCGATCTCGCCCCGAAGGTATAGGTTGCTCATGGTATCGATCAGCATCTTGGATTTGCCCGCGCCCATTTCTGCAAAGAAAGCATAGGCTTGGCGGTCGATGCTGCGGTCGAGACAGGTTACCTGATGTGCGTACGGTGTTGTTTTGAATTTGTAGTTGACAGTCATTTGTTCCTCCTTTACGTTCACAACCTACGAACAACACGCATGTTCGTCAACCCTGAAACCTGAAGAGGAGAAACTTATGTCAGACGACATTTTCGAAGACATCTTCAATGAAGCAGACGCTCTGCAAAACATTGATGGCGCTACTACCACCCAGCTGTCTGGGCACGTACGGAACCTCCGCTCCCTCGAACAACAGATCGAGGACGCCGAGAACCACATCAAAGCACTCAAGCAACAAAAGCATTCTCTGTCGACAGAGATCATCCCCAATCTCATGGACGAAATGGGCGTTGAGCGTCTCGATGTCGATGGTGTGTCCGTCGTTCGCAAGAACGTGGTGCATGCTTCCATTCCACCTGCACGCAAGGAAGAAGCGTTTGAGTGGCTGCGGCAGAACAACTGTGATGACATCATCAAGAACGATATTGTCTGCAGCTTTGGTCGCGGACAAGACAACGAGGCTGGCGATGTGCTGGGTCAGCTCCGTGATCGTGGGTATGACCCGCAGCAGAAGCAGCACGTTCACCCCGGCACGCTCAAGGCCTTTGTCCGCGAGCGCATCGAGAACGGCTTGCCGATCGAGCTGGACCTTTTCAACGGCTTCATCGTCAACACCGCAGAGATCAAGAGGAAGTAATTCATGGATAAGGAAAAACTGGCAGCTCTCGAAGAGCAAATACGTGATGCCGAGGCTGAAGAAAGAGAGGCGGCAGACATCCAAGCGCGGAAAGAAGGTTGGGACTCTGCTGCTGCTCGTCAGCTCCACGAATCTATCGAATGGCATCTCAACAATGGTTGGGTAGACGACGATGAAGACACAGAAACAAACTTGAACGGAGATATTCAATGAACACCGCAGTAGCAAAAGCAAAGACCACCGAAGTGTCCGCAGATCTGATGGACGATATCTTTGAGAACGCCGGTGAAGGCGCGTCGTATGACAGCTCAGAGATGCAGATCCCGTTCGTCCGTCTGGCCCAATCGCTGAGCCCTCAGCTCAACAAGAAGAAGGCTGAGTACATCGAAGGCCTGTCGTCAGGTGATCCGTTCAACAACGTCACTGGCCAGTTCTGGTCGGGCGACGAGGGTATCACTGTCGTGCCGTGTTACCAGACCACCAAGTATCTGGAGTTCACACCGCGTGAGCAGGGCGGCGGCTTCCGTGGCGAGATCTCGCCTTCGGATCCACGTCTGCAAAACACCACTCGCAGCGGCGGCAAGGAGATCCTTCCCGATGGCAACGAGGTGGTCAAGTCGGACCAGCACTTCTGCCTGATCGTCGAAGAAGATGGCATGACCCAGCCTGTGGTCGTGGACATGAAGTCCACACAGCTCAAGGTCAGCCGTCGCTGGAAGACACAGATCGCTATGAAGAAGATCAAGCACCCGAAGACAGGGCAGATGATCACGCCGCCGCTGTATGCGTCGATGTGGAAGCTGCGGGCTGTCGAGGAGTCCAACGACAAGGGTGACTTCTCGAACTGGGTGGTCGAGAACATCGGTCTGGTCGATGACAAGAACGTGTTCCAAGAGGCCAAAGCTTTCCGCGACAGTGTTGTGGCAGGCGAGGTCAAGGCGCAGGCAGAAAGCCCTGCCCCTGACATGAACCAGACTCCGGGTGCCGCTGGCGGCGGTGGGTACTCGGACGACGACATCCCCTTCTAAGGGATCTCGTCACCCAAGGGCGGCACAGAGGTCATGGGCTGTGCCGCCCACACCACCTTTGCTAGGAGAAAGAGATGACTACCGCCGCACGTTTTATGTCTGCTTTCGAGGGTTCTGAAGTAGCCCACGGGCAGACCACCGTAGGAAAAACATCAAGACTGGGAAAAGCCGAAGCCAAAAGCTTCGTGGTCCGAGAGCCGATGACCGAGGAGAAAGTGCATTCGCACCTCAACGGCGGTCAAGGTATCGGGTCTATTCCAATCAACTCAAAGAACATGTGCAAGTTCGGCGCAATCGACGTCGATGACTACGACCTGAACCTGCAAGACGTTTGCGCTCGGGTGTGGACAACGGGCTTGCCGTTTGTCGTGTGTCGGTCCAAGTCCGGTGGAGCACACATCTATCTGTTCCTCAAAGAATGGGAGCAGGCGTCCCTTGTCCGAGAGTATCTGACCGAGGCGGCAGCCCTATTGGGCTTCGCTGGCAGAGAGATCTTCCCAAAGCAGGACGCTGTGCTGCATGACAAGGGCGACGTGGGCAACTTCATCAACCTGCCGTATCACAACGCCAAGCGTTCGATGCGCTACGCGCTTGGACCACAGGGCGAGGCTCTGTCGCTTGAGCAGTTCTTGGACGTGGTCGAGGCGAAACGCTGCACGATCTCTGACCTTGAAAAGACGTTGGAAGAAAAGCGTCCCGAGCAGTCGGAGCTGAAGGAGTATCCGCCTTGTGTGCAAACACTGGTGGCGCTGGGTGGCGTGTCCGACAGCCGGAACAAGTTCATGATGCACGTCACCGTGGCCATCAAGAAAGAGCGGCCGGACGATTGGGAGGAGGCGGTGGACGAGTTCAACCGTCGCTACATCAACCCACCGCTCAGCTCGTCGGAGCTGGCCGAGACTGTGCTCAAGTCGCACAAGCGCAAGGACTATGGGTTCATGTGCCAAGAGCCGCCCATGGTAAACTTCTGCGACAAGGACAAATGCCGCAAGTGCAAGTTCGGTATCGGCGGCGGAGGTGCACCTATGTTCTTCCCCACGCTCACCGGCATGACGATTATGCTGTCAGATCCGCGCCTGTACTACGTCAATGTGGACGGTAAGCGGTTGGAGCTGACCCTTGAAGAACTGAACAGCCCGCGCGAGTTCCAGAAGAAATGTTTGCAGGAGCTGAGCCGTCGCCCTGACGTCATGAAGGACCAAGAGTGGGGTGTGCTGATCAACGGGCTGATGGCCGAGGCCACAGAGGTCGAAGTGCGGCCAGAACTGACAACCAAAGGTGAGTTCATTGAGCTGCTGCAGGAGTTCTGCACCAGCCGCGTGCGGGCTATGGCTCCAGAAGAGCTGATCATGGGTAAGCCGTGGACCAACAACAGCATGACGTCGTTCAAGATCCAAGGCCTCATGGAGTTTCTTAAGCGCAAAGACTTCAAGAAGCTCAACCGCCCACAGATCCAGCAGATTCTCAAAGACATGCATGACGACCCTGACAAGGCGCTGTCGGTCATGCGGATTCGCAAAGAGGACGGCAACCACACAACTGTGCGAGTCTGGCGTGTGCCAGAGTTCGACACCGAAGAGGTTGACTTGACAGTGGAGGGCGACGATGGCCAAACCCAAGTCCCCTTCTGAGGACGAGCTGACCGATGTTCTCAGCAAGGTTGCAGGGCTGCTCAACACATCCCCCGCCTCTGTCCTGCAACTGATTGAACGCGGCTCCTTCCCACCACCGGAAGAGCGCATGATCAAGATCAGCCAGATTGCTGCATGGCTCGGGGTATCCGAGGCTGTGATCTACAAGTGGATGCGTGACGGCACATTTCCAAGGCCGGTGTGCCTTGGGCGTGAGGACGATCCCTTTGCCACCAAGCGGTGGTATTTCAACGAGGTGCGCGACTGGTTGCATGGACGACCACGTGGCACTGGCAAAAAGAATGTGAGGCAAAAATGAAAAACACCACCCTGATCCTTGGACCTCCCGGCTGTGGTAAAACCCACACACTGATCGAGGTTATCAGAGACGCCCTGTCTCGCGGCGTGTCACCGTGGGAGATTGGCTTTCTGTCGTTCACACGCAAAGCCGTCAACGAGGCAGCCGGTCGAGCAGGGGCAGAGTTCGGCCTCGACAGCAAAGACATGCCCTTCTTCAAAACTCTGCATGCCTTGGGGTTCTCGTTGCTCGGCATGAAGCGCGAAGATGTCATGGGACCGGCAGACTGGAAAGCGTTCGGGCAAGAGCTGGGCATGGAAGTCAACGGCGACGACCACCGCCGTGACGATATCAGCGCAGCCATGAGTATGGGCAAAGGTTCGGGGGACGCGTATCTCCGTCTGATACAAAGGGCCACGATGCGAGGTGTAAGTCTCGACCAAGAGTATCGCGAGGCCGAGAGCTATGATCTGAACTGGTCGATGCTCAAAAAGGTCGAGGGTTTGCTCGACGTGTACCGGCACCAGCTCAACAAGGTAACCTTTGTCGACATGCTGAAGATGTTCGTGGAGTACGGCGAGGTGCCGCGTCTTCGCCTTCTGATTGTGGATGAAGCACAGGATCTTGTACCACTGCAGTGGCGGATGGTCGAAAAGCTGGCAGAGAAAGCCGACGAGATCTTCTTCGCTGGCGACGACGACCAAGCAATTCACCGATGGGCTGGGGTAGAGGTGAAGCGGTTCTTGGACTGCAGCCCAAACATCCGACTGCTGGAGCAGAGCTACCGCCTGCCGAGAAGTGTGTTCGATTTGTCACAGCGTGTAGTGACAAGAATAAAAACCAGAATTCCAAAAGTATACCGGCCTATGGACAAAGAAGGAAAAGTCCGGTTCGAAACCGGACGTGATTCGCTGGACTTGACCCATGGGTCGTGGATGCTGATGACCCGAGCAAACTACATGGCGCAAGAGTGGGGCGAGCAGCTGCGCGACGACGGCTATCTTTTCAGTCTGAACGGCAAGCGGAGTTTGCAGCAGGGCTTGGCAGACGCGCTAACCACGTGGCGTTCATTGACAGACGGCGGCGAGGTTTACCTGACAGAGGTTCGCAAGCTTTATGACCAGCTCGACGCAAAAGCCACGCTGCGAGGGGCCAAGAAGCTGCTTGACGCGGCCGATCCAAACCGGCCGTACAACATCGACGAGCTGCAGCGTAGCTTTGGGCTACAGGCAGGGGATAGTGCGGACCCGCTGCGTGTCGTCAAGATGAACGATCGTGAGCGCACGTACATCCGCGCGTTGGAACGCCGAGGCGAGGACGTGACCCAAGAGCCGAGGATCAAGGTCGGAACAATCCACAGCAACAAGGGTGGTGAGGATGACAATGTGGCCGTGGACCTTGGTTCGACACGGGCGGCCGCACAATCATTGCACCCTGACGACGAACATAGGGTCTTCTATGTTGGTTTCACACGTGCTAAGAACAATCTACATGTAATTCAAAGCGATAAGCGGAGCCGCTATGAAATCTGAAGACACAAACGGAATGATATGCTGGCACTGCGGGACAGAGCTGATCTGGGGCGGGGACCATGACATGGAAGATGACGAAGAGTTTTCCATGGTCACAAACCTTTCGTGTCCAACCTGCAACAGCTTTATAGAAGTTTACTATCCGAGGGATGAAGATGAATAAGTTTGCATTTGAAGACGACCGCCTTTGGACTTGGGCCGTTGGCCTTGCCGATCATGTCAGCACCTTGAGCAAAGATCCAAGTACCAAGGTCGGAGCTGCGATCTTCGATGACAAGCGTCGGCTTCTCTCGGTTGGATACAACGGGTTTCCGCGCGGGGTTGAGGACAGCGAAGACAGGCTGCAGGACCGCGACCTGAAATACAAAATCGTCCTGCATGCGGAGCAAAACGCGGTGGCCTTTGCGGCAGCGCCGCTGCATGGCTCGACGTTGTTTTGCACCCACCCCTGCTGCACGCAGTGTGCAGCCATGGCTATACAACTTGGCATCAAGAATGTCTGCTGGCCTACACCAGAGCCCGCGTTTGTCGAGCGTTGGGCAAACGATATGACGCTTTCACTAGAAATGTTCATTGAAGCAGGGGTCACTGTTCATGTCCGTTGATCGAGACGCCGCCATCGCCAAAGGTGGACACAAGGATGACAGCGATAAGATCCGCATGGAGCTGATTCCGCCCGAGCTGCTTGAGGCGGTGGGTGACATCCTGACTTTTGGTGCTGAGAAGTACGCTGATCGAAACTGGGAGCACGGCATGAAGTGGTCCCGTCCCTTCGGCGCATTGATGCGGCACATGTGGGCGTGGTGGCGCGGCGAGAACTGCGACCCCGAGACGGGGCGCTCGCACCTGTGGCACGCTGGCTGCTGCATCGCATTCTTGATTGCATACGAAGCTCGTAACACGGGCGAGGACGACCGTTGGAAAGGACCGCCCAGTGAAAGATAAATATGACAAGGGTACGGACGACTTCCTGCTCAAGAACGACATCAACAACATCGAGACAGAGTGGTCCGCACCCACCGAGTTCCCTGACCTGACCAACTGCAAGACGATTGCGATCGACCTTGAGACACGGGACGATGGCATCGGGGCAGGCAAGGGGCCGGGATGGGCAACCAACGACGGGTATGTTGTCGGCATAGCTGTAGCTGCGGGCGACTTTCACGGGTACTTCCCGATCCGTCACGCCAACGGTCCAAACCTCGACCTGAACATGACACTGGGCTGGTTGCAGGAGCAGATGGCCACCCCTGACATCACGAAGGTCTGCCACAACGCGCCGTACGATATCGGCTGGATGCTGGCAGAAGGGATCAAGGTCCAAGGGCCAATCATCGATACCTTGATCGCCGCGCCTCTGGTGGACGAGAACCGCTTCAGCTACCGCCTCGATTTGCTGGGCAAAGAATACATCGGCATGCGCAAGGACGAGAAGATCCTCAAGGCGGCAGCGGCCGAGTGGGGCATCGATCCCAAGGCAGAGATGTGGAAACTGCCTGCACGCTTCGTCGGCGGATACGGCGAGCAAGACGCAGCTATGACCTTGAAGCTCTGGGACTTTATGAAGGGCGAAATCAGCAAACAAGATCTGTGGTCTGTCTTTGATCTGGAGACGCGGGTGCTTCCCGGCGTCATCGACATGCGTGCACGCGGTGTGCGTGTAGACCTCGACCGTGCTGAGCAGTCTCGTAAAATCCTGCGCGACCGCAAGAAAGAGCTGCTGTCTTACATCAAAGCCAAGACCGGCGTGGACGTCGAGGTCTGGGCAGCTGACAGCATCAAGAAGGTCTTTGAGGAGCAACAGCTCCCGTATCCAAGGACCGAAGCCGGAGCGCCGTCGTTCACGAAGGACTTCCTCAAGGACCATCCGAACGAGATTGCGCAGACGATCAACAAGATTCGTGAAGCTGACAAAGCTGACAGCACGTTCATCGACAGCATCCTGAAGTTCGAGCACAAGGGGCGCATTCACTGCGAGATGCATCAGCTCCGCAGTGATGACGGCGGCACGGTGACAGGGCGGTTCAGTTCGTCCAACCCCAACCTGCAGCAGATCCCGGCCCGCGACCCTGAGATCAAGCAGCTGATCCGTGGCATCTTCGTGCCGGAAGAAGGCGAGCAGTGGGGCAGCTTTGACTACGCCTCGCAAGAGCCACGGCTGCTGACACACTTCGCCGCCGCCCTGCCACCGCGCATGCGCGGAGAGATGGTCGACCGGATCGTAGAAGAGTTCCACGCGGGCGATGCTGATCTGCACCAAATGGTTGCCGACATGGCTGGCATCAACCGCAAGCAGGCTAAGACGGTCAACCTTGGCATCATGTACGGCATGGGTAAAGGCAAGCTGGCCAACCAGCTGGGCATCTCAGAGGAAGAAGCCAAGGATCTGTTGAACCTGCACGAAGAAAAGGTTCCGTTTGTGCGCAAGCTGGCCTCTGTCGCCAGCGATCAAGCCGAGCGCAACGGGCAAATCCGCACGATCATGGGACGCCTGTGCCGCTTTGATATGTGGGAGCCGCGCAGCTTTGGCTACAACAAACCGCTGAAGTACGACGAGGCGGTCAAGACCTACGGGACAGTGGGGCAGGGGATCCGGCGAGCGTTTACCTACAAGGCGCTCAACCGCCTGATCCAAGGTTCAGCGGCCGACCAGACAAAGCTCGCGTTCGCTGAGTGCTATGAGGCTGGCCATCGGCCCATGCTTCAGGTGCACGACGAACTGTGCTTTTCAATCAGCACTCCAGAGCAGACTTCAGCGATCACCGAGATCATGGAGCAGGGGCTCAAGCTGAATGTGCCAAGCAAGGTCGACGTCGCCCTTGAGAAAGACTGGGGCGACGTCGAGTAATCACTGACCCCGGTTAAAGATCTCTGCATTCCTCAAGCGATCGATCAAGTTCGCCCCGAGAAGCTCTTGGGGCGGCGCTTGGCGCGTGGCTGGGTTGGCCACATTGGGCGGTATCGCTGCCGGTGCTGCAGGGACAGGCGCTGCCTGCGCAGGCGCTGAAGCTGCCGGTGCTGCAGGAGTTGCTTGCGCGGGTGTCTCGGCCTCTTCAACAGGTTCTATGATCAACGGGGTGTTAACTTGATCTCGATAGATCTCTACCAATTCGCGTACAGGCAGGCGCTGAAGAACACGTGCTTGGTTTTGAACGCCTACTTCACGAAGTACTTTTTCTACGGCATTATCGCTGATCTTCAAAGGAGCAAACTTCCCTTGCATGATAAGACCGACTTCATTCCGGCCGAGGTTTGCGTCTTGCATCAGCTGTTGAATTATTTTTTGTTCGCTTAGATCCAACGCTTTTGCTGCTTGAATATCAGCATACAACTCGGCTTGAACCTTACGACGCAGCCGCAGTGTTTCTTTATACGCCTCGATGACGTCTTCAGCTGTCGTGTCGTTGGCGGCAGCGGCGTTTCCAAACACCCCGTCTGCTTGACGACGAAGGCTGCTGTACTCAGAGCCTTTGTACTTGAAGTTGTCGCGCAGGTTCAGCTCCATTCGACGGAAGCCAACCATCATCGTTGCGGCCTCTTCTGCTACACTAAACTCTTGCCCTTGCGCACTGGGTACGCCTGTGATGGCGCGGGTCACTCGCCCGGGCTTAACCTTGCCGCCACTAACCTTGAACGCCTGCTCAGCCAAACCGGGAATGAAACCGCCCATTACGTGAACGATCGATTTCTTGATCTTGTCTCCGTCGTCTTCAACGTCACGGTAGATGATAGCGCCTTGGCTGGTGCGGCCACCGCGATACGTCACGTCAGCCACACGTTCAGCTGCCAGTGACTCAGACGCAAACGGTTCCAAGAATTTGCCGAGCGAAGCTTTGACCATCTCTTTAACTACGGAGATATCTTCGGCATTGACCTCGCCTTTGCGTGCGTACGCATTCATCGCCGCGCGGGCAGGGGTAAGCAAAAAGTCGTACGGCATCATGTAGCTCAAGTTGAGGTATTCTGCGTAACCGTTGTTGGGTTTCGACACGTACATCAACTGGCTGCCTTTTTCCCAAAAAGCGGACATACGATCCAACGCCTGCTCTTCGGTATCCGAAATCTCAAGCTCTCTGTGTGCGGCTTTGACAGTGGCTGCGGGCAACACAACGGCAGCAGAGGCCAGCCCTGACACCCGCTGTGATCCGATTGCTCGAATTTCCCGGGCCAGCCTGTTGGCTTCTTTCTGCCCCAGCTTTTGCACCAGCGCGGGTGACGGTTTGAAAGACATTTCCTTCAAACCCCGGTCCAAGATGTTAGTGCTGGTACGCATGATCTCTGCTGGGAACGCAACAAAGTTACCGAATATCGGTATGCGGCGAATGTTTTTGATGGCCTCTGGCACACGGGAGTATGTAGGCATCGTGCTTTTGACGATGTCTGTTGACAGCAGGTCGATCAAGTCGACCTCGCCCGTCAGTTCCGTGGTCCGAGGCAGAAGACCCGCCGCTTGAAGCTCCGGTGCAATCTCACGAAGGCGATCCTCGGTCAAACCACCACGCCGAAGTGCAGCAACATACTTCGCTTTCTCGGCGCGAGTTCCAATGATCTTGAAAAAGTCATCCCCAGCCGCATACAGGCGTTGCGCAAACGGGATAACCTTAGTCTTTTCGGCAAATGTTTGACCGAGCTTAGACACCTGACTGGCGATCGGCTGCTCAGCCCCCTCTTGCAACAATGCTTTGGTTTCGTTGGTTGTCAGGTTCTGACCAACGGTTCCCGTAACCTGCAGCATGCGCAGCTCTTTTTCAAACGCGGCGTCCGACATGTCGGCGACGTTGGCGGCAAGCAAACGATACGACTCTGAGGTGTCCATGTTCCTGCCCCAGTTGCCGTTGGCCAGCAGAACAAAGTTATTCGACAAGGCGTTTCGAATCTGGGACAGCGGGTTCAACACAGTCTTCGACATTTGCGACAAGCCCTTGGCTTGCAAAGACAAGGCCAATGCTTCTTGCAATACGCTTCTGTTACGCACGGGGGCCGTAATTGCTTTCTGCAATTCTGCTGGAACAAACGCCCCTGACAAACGACCGTAGTCTCCGCCAAAGACCGACCCCACCAGCTGCCCCGTGTCTTCACCAAAGGCTGCGTCCTTGCCTCGTGCACCGAGCTGTACGTATCCAGCCTTGTTCAACTCCAGTGCCACCTCTGGAGATACGCTGTCCCCTGAGATTGCCATCGGACGACCACCGGCTTGCAATTGCGGCAAAGCTTCGCGCAACCCTAGCGGGTTTATCGTGTTGTAAAATTTGTTACCGGCGATGACGTTGGCCATGTCTTCGACCGTTTTAAAGTACAGAGCTTTCGGGTCCTTAACTTCGCCCATGAGATCGCGCAGCGCAGGAGAGGCTGTAAGATAGGGATTTCTTTTTTTCAGCATGCCTTCCGAAATACGGTAAAGCGGGGCGCGACCGCCCGCATCTGTCCGTGCTTGACGGCTCATCGCTTGACCGATTTTGTTGACGGCCTCACCGGTTGTTATGCCAAGGTTAGAAGCTTGACCGTTTATCGTGTCAGCAATAATTTCTTCTGCTCGCTGCGCGGCAACGTCTGATGTCAGGGAAGAATCAGCCTGCTGCAAGTTTTTAGTAACCTGCTCCAACGCGGCTTTGTACTTCGGGTCTTTCGTAAGGTTTTTGCCCTCGTACTTTGCCGGATTGAGATGCACGTCGTACAAACGGCGAAGATATTTGCCTTTGTTTTTCTCAAGCTCAGTGATCAGCTGCCCTTTGACCTTGGGGTCAACGTCGGCCTGATCAATTTGGCGAGCAAGTATGTCAGTCATGCCATCGACTTGCGTACGCATGTTTTCAGCTGCTTTCAACGCAGGCACACCGTATCTACGCGAATACTCTTTTGGGTCCAGCGATCCGATCATAAAATCGTACAGGTCAGAATGTGCAGCTCTGACGCCCTTGCGGTTTCGCGTTAGCAGTTTCTGCGCTCGCACAGCTGGAATGGTGGCGTTGTGCCAGTTCTTAAACGCACGACCCGCCTCAACAGCAAACTGATCGGTAAGGCCTTCCGTCGACAGAACGTCTTCGTAAACCTTGGGTTCCAACAAACCGGCCGAGGTAAAATTCTGACGTAGAAACGTGCTTTTGCCGAGTTGTTCACCAACAAGGTCCATACCTCTGCTCAAGGCTCGGGCGGCGGTTGGAACGCCGGGAACTTGAGAAACACCACGCGCCGTGGCCGCAACCGCAGGCATGGCAGCGTCAACGCCGAGGCCGATTGTCATGCCCTCAAAAGCCAGCCTAAGCTTGTTACGCGCAGCGGCAGCGTTACGCTCGCGGCCGGTCATGCCTTCAAGATCCTCTGTTCGCAAAAAATCCGGCAGCGCATCAAACTGATCAGAGATGGTTTCATCGGTGCTGGGTGCAACGAGAAAGTCAGCAGCGCCGGTGGCGATGGCTGTAGACCCTGCCAGCTTAGCGCGGTTGTTCAGCAGTGCTTTGCCTGCTTTGCTTCGGCCGAACGCCTCGGAGGTGCGCGCCCAGCGGCTAGTGCCGGGAAGCACTTTTGCCCCCTTCGCTACACTGGAAGCACGGCCAAGCCAACCTGCGATTGGAATGGCTGCAGAACCGTAGGTTACAAGACCTTCGGCCACCTTCCCTGCTGTTCCCGTGGGTACTAAGCCAGAGTCGCGTTTAAATTCTTCGATGCCCTCTGTCACACCGGACAAGTAATCTGTGTCGAGAGCTGCGTCCAAGCCCATCGCGCCGAGTTCACTGATGCCCTGCACAATGTTCACGGCACCCGCGCCTACGCCTTTGCCGATGTCGGCAAAGGTATTGGTCTTCTCGGCTTCTTTGACAGCCTTGGCTTGAAAAGCCAGTTTTCGAGCGAGGTCTGTATTGCCCGCAGCATGAGCTGCATTTACCTGCGCACGCAGTTCCTCGTACGAGGCAGGGTTAAGATCAGCATCCTCAACCTTTTTTGCGTCTTTGGCTGGGTTGAGGTTGCGGTCGGGGTCCTCGGGTGTCTTCTCAAGATCTGTTGGTGCACCACTGCTGGGTCCAATGGCCTTGGCTTGCGCAGCCAGTTGCTTGGCAAGGTCTGTGTCGCCAGCGGCGTGGGCTGCGTTTACCTGCGCGCGCAACTCTTCGTATGTGGCCATTGACCCGTCCTTACTTTGTTACGGCTCCAAACCGTATACATCCGCCGCTGCGTCAGAGCCATTGCTTGCTGTCGACGGCACGGTCGTTGGCGGGGACGAAGTGCCTACCCCCAGCCTTCTACCAAGCTCAAGGAGCGGTGGCAAATCTCCGTATGTCCGACGTACAACCTCAAAGGCACGTCGCTGCAGCTCGCGCTCTTGCTCATCGTATGGCAGCTCGGAAAGCTCCGTGTACAGGGGTCCCATTGTATCACTGGCTTGAGTCCGAAGATCGCTTAGTTGCCGAGTGTATGCAGAAATCGGATCAATGCGCGCGCCAAAGTCTGTTCCTTTCGCTGCACGATCTCGCTCAGCTTCCATTTCTGCCAGCACAGTTTCAAAGGCTTGCGTCTTCATGCCTTGTTCTTGTGCTCGACGTGCTTGTTCCTGCTCGCTCATGCCCTGCAGTCCTGCCATTGCGCCCTGTGCAATGTTGGTCAAGGCATTCGGTGACTGACCAGAAGCAATCGCAAGACCCATCATGGCTAGTGACATGGCGCGGTCCCGCGCTTCGTCTTTGTCGTCTGTGCCAAAGATATCTTGGAACAATGCCAAGCGGTCGTCGTACCGCTGCCGCAAACCGCCTTTAGACGGCCGCGTCGTCAGCTCTTCAAAGCTTTGCTGCGCCGCTTCTTGAATCTTTGCAGCCTTCTGCGGATCCTGAACCGCACGGTCAACATCTTGCAGGAGCGGATCGGTTGTATCTTCTGCTGCTTCCGTTTCTGCGGCTGCGGGTGCTTCCGTCTCTTCAGCCGCTTCTTCAACAGCTACGGGTGCCACGGGCTGTGCCATCACGGTGTCTTCGTCCCGCAAACGAGCACGCTCTTGACCACGTCTGTTGACGGCTCCAAGCAGGTCCGCAATCCTTCTGCCCTGTGACAGTGCGGGGTCGACAAGGTAATCGCCGAGAAACTCTCCGATCGTCTCCTCTATGCCCTCGGGCCGCGCTGCGTCTTCATCGGGCATTGGACCTTGGAAAGGGGCGATACCTTGAGCTTCTCCCATCAAAGGGACGTCTGCTGTTTCAGGCTGACCACGCGTTAGTGGTGCGTCGATGTTTGGAAACACGTCTTCGCGGTTTTGACTGCGCTCAAAGTTTAGGTCCAGCTCTTCCTGTGAAGGAAGCGCAGCCTCTTCAATGGTGCGCATAGAAACAGGGCTACCGGTCGATACATCAAATTGACTAAGGCGAGACGGTGCAGTGCGCGCTGGGGCTCCGGCAAGCCCCACGCCCGAGGGCCGTGCTCCAGTGGGAGTTACAGGGGGTGCAGCCACACTAGACGGCATCATGGTGGTAATACCAGAAGGGCTGACACCTCTTGAGCCCTCAAGCAAACCGTAGCTTGTCGGAATATCTTCAACGGGCGCACCTTCAGCAAACACTGCGGAATCTTCTGGAAGGTTCTCCAGCTTCCGCATTGTCTCCGCTTGGGTGTACAAATTTCTGGCCGCTTGTGGTATTTCAAACGGCTCTTCGGTCGCAGACGTGAACAAACGCGGGGCGTTGATACCAAAGGGCATGCCTTCTGGATCTTGACGAGACATAAACTCTTCACGACGTCCAGCCATCCGACCAGAAGCTCGCTCAAGCGCCGCACCTACTTTAGGGGCACCAAGGATTGATGTCAGAGCACCCAAGGCCGCTGTTCCAGCAGCTGCTCCACGGTTGCTCAAACTAGCCCCGCCAGCAAGCAAAGCGTCGGCTTGCCGGATAGCGTTGATGCCCACCTCGTTAATAAACTCTCCGATGTTGCCACCGATCTCGGACAGACGCAAAGCCCGCACAGTAGGCGAATCACTGAGAAGTTGCGCCTCGGTTTCAGCTTCAAACCGCTCCAAGCCGCTGCGCGTGTCGATATCACCACCCGCTTGAAAATACTGCGTCTCCTGCATTAGCTCGGGGTACGATGCCATGATGCCGCCCATGTTGCGGAGCTTGTTGCGTGCGTCGTTAGGCATATTGATCCCCTTAGCTAAACAGGCCGGACTTGGCCAAGCCGTAAGCGCCCAGTCCCAGACCCGCAACCTGCGAAGCGGGGCTTGGCCCCGGCTGCTGCTGCTGTACGACCGCGCTTGTGCCTGTCGGCGCACCTTGGAAGATGTCCGAGAAGAAGCCCAGCGACTGATACGGTGACATGGTCTGTTGATACTGGTTTTGGCGCGCCGCGTCGAGCACAGCCTGCTGCTGTGCCTGCTGCTGACCACCCATCGTCAGGGCGGTGTTGATGTCCTGCAGCTGCTGACCTTGGCGCTGCTGGCCGAAGCCCGCCATCTGCGCACCCAGTGCACCCAGACCTTGGCCAAAGCCTGCCTGCTGGCTCGCTGCCTGCTGACCCAGCTGGCCAAAGCCTGTGCCGATCTGCCCGAACTGACCGCCGATGTTGGCAGCTTGACCGGCAGCGGAAAGACCCGCGCTTGCGCCAGACAGACCAAGCTGACCCGTAGTGGTCGCTGCCTGCTGTTGACGCTGACGTGCCGCCTCGAACGCGGACTGTGCTCGGTTGGATGCCGACTCAAAGCCTTCTTGGCGCAAGCGGCTGGCAGTACGTGCCTGCTCGCCCAGAATGTTGCGGCCGATTTCTGACTCGACCAGCCCTGCCCGTGCACCGCCAAACGCACCGGCGCGTGCCGCCTGCGACCGTGCCTCGTTCAGCTGCATCTGTCCGCTGCGGGCGATGTCGCCCAGCGCACTGTCGATGACTTGCTGCTCGAACGGGTTCATGAACCGCTGCGTGGCACCGGGATCAAACTCTGCCCCTGTGCCTGCAAGGCCTGCGATGCCGCGCTCGGCAGCGCCCATTCCGGCCATGCCCGCTTCGGCTGTACCCATCAGGCCGAGGCCCAAGGCCTCACGTGCCGCCTGTCGCTCAGCCTGCGCTGCGCCTAGCTCTTGCTGCGAGAGCCGCCCAGCTTGCTCCGTGGCCATGACGCCTTGTCCGGTCAGAGCTTCGCCTGTGCGCAGGGACGGCTCAAAGCTGCCTCGCGCTTCGCGAGCCATTTGCTCAGCAGCGATCTGTGTAGGCGTCCGCTCTGCGACCATGAAGTCGGGCAGGTTGAGCGGTTGTTGCGCCAGCTCGTATGCCTGTGGAAGAAGTCCAGCTCTGCCGTCACCACCATAGAGGAAGGGGCGAGCTGCCATTGGCAGCTGCTGAATTTGTGTCGTCTGTGATGGTTGGCTACCGCCGCCGCCGCACATTAGCTCATCCCTCGCTCTTTTCTGATCTGCTCGGCTTTCCTGAACATCTCTGCCGCCTTTCTACCACGGTTTCCCGTGCCTGCGTTACCGAGTTCTTCACCCGCACGCTCAATGTTTCCGTCAGCGTCGAGCTGAGCAAGGTCTTTGCCAGACAAGACAACCTCGCCGTTGGACACCATGATCTCGCCAACAGGCTGACCGTCTTGATAAATCGTGCCGGGGATGTCGTCACTGGTGACTGTGCCCGGGCCTTCAATGTAGCCGCCACGCGCAAACTCTTGCTGCGCCATCATAAACGCCTGCTCGCGGTCGCCAAGGTTTGGCAGGCGGTTGAGGCCGCGCTGCTGCATTTCCTGCGCTGCGATCGATGCCAAGCCGCCGTTCATAAACCGCAAAGGAGCAAGTGGAATACGCTGGAAGTCGCTTTGCACTGACCCAAGTCCGATCTGATCTACTGTTGTTGGAGCGGCATCTGCAGGCATTTGCAAGTCACCTTGCTGCATCTGCGAGAACCGCTGCATGGCTTCGGCGCTGCTTACGCCGCCACCGCCGCCCGGGTTCATTGGCAGGTTTATCCCTGTGGCGGCTGGGGCAGGGCGCTCCCCGCCTCCGGTGATAGCCGAGGTCAGCTGGTACGCCTTCATCGGATCAAAACCGCTTTTTGTAGCCGCGCCAACCGCTGCCTCAGTTAGCGGAGTGGACGATTGAACTGCCCCTTTAGCTAGTGTGTCGGCGGTCATCTTTGCGCCTTGTCCGACTGCCGCCGACCCAGCGCCTGCGCCCGCACCACTAGCCGCTGCAGCTTCGGCGCCCTTGCCCGCTGCGCCAGCCACCCCCGGCATGATGCCAGATGCGATGCCACCGGTCAGACCAGATAGCAGCGCGGTCTTTGGATCTGCACCAGAAGCCAGCGAAGCGATACCACTACCCAGCCCCGCAGCAAGAGCCGCGCTCATGCCAAGGGCAGGGGCTGCGGCTGTGCCGATCAGACCGCCGACGATGGGGGCTAGAAGAGGAAGGACCATGTGTTCACCAAGCTTGTTTGCGGTAGTATATCAGAGCCCAACCGCGCTGACTAGGCTGCGCCGCCGTCGGCAGCGTCGGGGACGGTTGCAAAAATGCGGACGCCTGTGCGCTCGTCCCCGGTCCACGGATTGCCGCACTCGGGGCAGTTTCCGGCAGGGTAGCTCAAGTGTTCTTCTGGCGTGTCAACCGCGTTTGGGCAGTGGTTGCAGTGGATTAGGTTTACGCTGCTGCTGGGTTTCATGTGACGACCTTTACTGTTCCGCTGTCGTTGTACAGCGTGCCGGGGGCGAGCCCTGTGGGTGACGTGGGCAGATCGGTCAGCACGACGTTCGTGAACCGACCCTCGCCCGGGTTGCGTGTTTGCTGCATGAAAACAGCGACCGACTGAACCAGCTCTGCAAAGTATCGTTGATCATACTCCGCCGGTGGAACCGGCAGGTATGGTAGAGGCAGGTTTCTCGACATCAGCGTCTCCCGTCAGGCTTGACATCCACCCTCGGTGCGCCCAGCCGCCATGCCACGCCAGTGTCGTCCGATTCAACCTTCAGGCTGAACGCCCTGCCGCGCAGGCGTACGTCCAACTTGTCAGTGTACAGATCGACAGGGGCGCTGGCGCTGCGAATCACCTCGCCGCCGTCCCCGTTCAACGGACCTTGGCCCGGGTAGTTAAACGCGGTGACCGTCATTTCAACGTTGGTGTCAGGGCTGGTGGATGTGCGAAAGTCCACGTCGGGAACAATCCGCGTGATAAACGAAAACTCATTGCCGTCCTGTATGTCGATCGGGCTGGATTCAATGACCGCATTGATGGCGCTTGGTGGGTTGGTAGACCCGTCATCTAAACCAGACTCGTGGAAGTACAGGTAGCCGTCTCGGCTCGCGGCCAGCGGCAGTTGCTTGCGAGCACGATCGACCCAAGCGGTGCGTTCCAATGAACCTGTGTACCAGATATTTTGCTGGTAGTTGTAGACGACATACGCTTCGTCGTCGCCTGTATCAGGGGTAGGGTAAAACCACCATATTTCGCCAAAGGCGGTGTTGCTGCCCGAGATGACCTTGAACGGTTCCGACCGGTCCATGGTCTGGAACACGAAGTCCCGCACGGGGCAGGGCAGCGGCTTGACCGTACCGTCGTAGACAAAGAACTCTTCTTCGCCCATCCACACAACCAAGTCGTCCACCGCTGTGGCAGCAGTAGGTGAGATGATGCTGATGTTCTGCGAGAGCAGTGTGACGCCAAACGTGAACGGCGGTCCAAGGAACTGCAGCGAGTACACAGCTTTGTCGGTCAGCACAATCGTCTGCTGACGTGTCTCTACCGCCCTGACAATCTCGGACCCAGAGCCAAGGACCAAGTCGCCAGCTGTGTTGGTCGCGGTCGCCGTCCAGTTGGCCGGATCCTCTTGGTTCGAGAACCGAATAAGCATCGGATCAAGCTCAGATCCGCCTTGTGGCGTGGCACCGAATGCGATGACGTGACGATCGCGGTCTGATACCATGACTTGGTTGACCTGTGCCGGGGTGTCCGAAGCGCCAGCGAGCGTAGAGATGTTGACGGCGCGACTAGAAGGGCCGACACTTGTGTCCCAAAGATAGATCGGGCCACCCCGCTGGTTGATCAGCAGATCTTCGCCAAACGTGTCGTGGGACCACAAGGCGATCTGAGTTGCGGTGATCGGGATCGAAGCGTCTTCGCTCCACGCTCCGTCGGACCACGGTCCTGCGCCCCAACCCACACCAAGCACGGTCGTGTCCAGCGTACGGTTCAAAAGGTACGTGCCAACAGTGGATGTGCCGCCGTCCCCTGTGTCAGAGCTGTTTGCTGTGACAGGGGTGAAGCTTAGCTCGCCGTCCACAGTGATTGAGGTAATAGATGTGTTCGCTGTCCGAGCTGTGATGGTGTAGTTGTTGGGGTCGATGATAGTGTCGATTTTATACTCTTGGTTCAACACGTCGGCGGTGATGTTGCCCCCAAGCCCTGTTGCGCCACTGAAGATAACAAAATCGTCGGCCAGCGCACCGTGAGCGGTGTCTGTTACGGTGATGGTTGCAGAACCGTTTATTGCCGAAAACGTCACGTCGCCAGCCGCTGTCGTGGTACGCACTGGGGTGATATCAAAGTATGCACCACCTCGGTTGACGTAATATTTGAGGTTGGTGCCGACCCCGAAGTTCCGTTGACCAGACAAATCTGTCCACGCAATCAAACGACGGCAGATACCAAGGAACGACTTGCTGGACAGTTTCTGCCAGCCGCCGATCTTTTCAGGGAAACCCAAGCGGAACCGCACCTTGTCGCCACTAAACCACCCGCCTTCGTTGGCGTAGTCGGTCGCGTCCTTGACGAAACCGGGGCGAAACTGAAGTTTGGACAGGGGCATTTATGCGCCTCACAGCTTCATGATGTATGCAAGCGCATAGTAGGGCGGGCGGTTTTCGTGGGATGCGTCACCACCCGTGCTTGAGATGGTGAGGGAGTGACCGTGCGCCCCATCAAAGGAGGTTACAAATGCGTTGATAGCGCCAGCGGAGGCCGCGTTTAAATTCCCAGACGCAGTCGCTGTTTGCGTAAAGACGCCGCCTGTTTGATCCAGCTGGTCGTCTGCGGTCCGGCCTATCGTTCCGTCCAACGCAGTTGAATCTGCGGTGCCGGTATGTGTATGTGATGGCATCTGCGCTTCGGTCAGCGTTACGCTGTTAGCGCCACCCGTGTCGTTGGGGTTGTAGGTACTGCCCGCTCCCACCACAAACCGGTCGCGAAGATCCGGTGTGCCGCTTGCTCCGTCGCACAAAGCAAAGCCGGTTGGAATGCTGGCAATACTGCCAGACCACAGGATAATACCTCCCTGCGGGATATAACCGAAGCCAGCGCCGCTAGTGTCCACACCGTCAAGTGTGTTTAGCTCGGCGGTGGTGGCAGTGATGCCGTCCATTGTGTTCAGCTCGGCCGTCGATGCCGTCAAGCCGTCCGTAATGTTCAACTCTGCGGTCGTGGCCGTAAGGCCGTCTAGCTTATCGAACTCTGCGGTAGTTACTCCCGTGGCTCTCAGGTCTTTAGCGTAGTTAAAATCTGCTACTGTGCCGGTAAACCCATCAAGTGTGTTGATTTCTGCAGCAGTGGCCGTAAGCCCAAGGTTCGTGAGCGCCGCTGCGGGGTCGGACACCTCGGAGAGATTGTTCACGCCGCGAAGAAAGCCTTCTGTCAGCTCGGTGACCTTGGCTGTCGAACCTGCGCCATTGCAGAAGATAATTGCGGAGTTGCCGTTGGCCACGGTCACAGATCCACCCGATCCCTGCGTAAAGACAGCGGCTTGGCCAGAGTTGTTCTTGACCATGTAGATACGGTCGATCGTGTTCGGCGTAATCGTGATCGTGTTTGTGCCGGTCGGAGATCCACCTAGCTCAAGTACTGCAAAGTGGCCCTCGGACAAGGTGCCTTGCAATGTGGACAACGTAGTCGTTGTACCAGCCAGCGCGAGCGTGGTCACACCGCTGATGGCGCGACCGAGAATCTCAAGGTTATCGTTGGTGATGTCGCCCCACAGGCCACTGTTTTCACCATCGGCCATGAGTTCAAGAAGCAAGTTAGCACTAAAGGAGCTAGGCATAGGAGATCACCTCAAAAAGTTGCTCGCAGCATACACTAGGCAGCAACGTCGGTCCAGTCGGCGGTTGGCGCTGGGTCGAGATCGGTCCAGTCGGGGTTGATGTCAGGGTCGACCCTGCTCCATACAACGACCTGAGTGACCAGTCCACGGGCGCTCACACCAAGCACGATCACTTCGGCAGAAGCAGCGGCGTCAACGGTGCCGACTTGTCCGACACCTTGAACGCCTGTCACATTGACGGTGGCGGTAGCGAGGACCTCGACGACGCCCACAGAGCCCGTGGCTTGCAAGCCGGTAACAGGGACGTCTGCATTGGCGCTGGTGGTAACAGAACCAACTTCCGCGTCAGCCTGTCGGCCAAATACCGACACGTTGGCATCAGCGGTTGCTACTACGGTGCCGACGGCACTTGTGCCCTGCAGGCCAGTTGGGTTGACGTTGGCCGTGCCGATGATCTCAACAGTGCCGACCGAGCCCGTGGCCACAAGTCCAGTGACTGAGACCTTGGCGCTGGCGACCGCAACCACCGTGCCAACAGACGCTGTTGCTTGCAGTCCGGTGACTGAAACGTCTGCATTGGCAGCGGCGTCGGCTGTACCAACTTGACCAGCCGCTTGAACACCCGTGATTGAGATGTTTGCAGTACCAACAACGTCAACGGTGCCGACGGCGGTAGGTGCTTCAAGGCCGGTAACAAGTGTAGCGGAGCTGGTGGAAACGAGTACAACGCCAACCTGACCGGATGCCTGAACACCATCGACCGAAAGGGTGGCGTCACCAACAACCGTAGGAGCACCGACGTTACCGGTTGCTTGGACACCCGTAACAATGACATCGACGGAAGCAGATTCCGCTGCGGCTTCAGCAAGAGCCGAGGAAGCTAGAGGACTAAAGCCGAGCATCTGGGTTTATCCCAACAAAACGTCGAGGGTCAGAGCTTTCAGCTCATCGGGTGTGGCGGCCGCGTCAATGCGTGCGTCAGTCGTCGCATCACGAAGCGCCTGCTTCTTGGCGGCAATGTCTGCTTGCGCTGTGGTGTTGTTTGTTTCAACTGACCGAAACCAGTCCACGTCCAGCTTATTAAAACGAGGCTCACGCTCTGCGCGAAGCCCATCACGATGGATATCACGAGCCTTGACCATGTCGATCTCGACGACATCTCCGTTGAACTGCCACGCCTCACGGAAGATACGGTCGGGGGGGATAACGAGGGATGCCGTATCACGGGCATCTCCGTTGATGTTGATGTAAGTTGTCATGCTGCGGTCCTTTCATCACCGTTTTGGTCAATCGCCCAAGCATTACGCAGTGAGCGGTCAGTAGGGACAAGTTCAACCGGCACGATCTTGAGAATTTCGCGATTGCCTTCATAGTCTCGCCATACGCGGGCAGGGATGTCTTTCTGAACAAGATACTCCATCGCCTCTTTCTCAGTCATCGCAGGGAGAGGTTTGGTTTCGTGCATCAAATAACCACGGGTGTGTCGTTTAAACCCCGGCCGGGCCTCATCTTCGGCCAGAGCGTGATAGACTTCTACAGGCGGCAGGATGTCACCGTGCATAGCCATAGCAAGCCACGTTGGTGATGGCTTGGTGATCCTCATGGGTTCATCAGGTTTGGCAGGGTCTTCCCACATGATTGCGTAGGACGGCTCTGGTAGATCCTTCTGGAGTTTCTTGAAGATCATCTCACGTTCGTGGAGTTTGTACTGGCTGTAATCAACCATGCTTAATCACCCGTGAAAATTGCCGCTGTGTGGACACCATCTAGATAGGCACCAAACGAAAAATTGGATCGGCTATAGCCTGTACGTAAACGACAAGAAGAGGAGGCGGGAGGGGATGTAACATCCAAAGATGTGCTATTAACACTGCCCGTACTTTCGTTAATGTTTTCGCCTATAGCCCCCACAGCGTAGTTGCCAGCGGCAAAGTTGCTGGAAAAGTTCACGCCGTAATTGCCAGTTCCAAAATCACTAATACTGGACACGTTAAAGCTGTCACGTATTGACACGGACCCAGAACCATTAAAGTTTACCCAAGCCTTCGCAGTACCTTGAAAAGCGTCTTCGTTTATACCAGCACTACCAATGCTGGTGACATGACCAAAGCCGTCAAGCGTGATGTCCTGAATGAACGTGTTGCCGCTGTTGTTGACAGAACCTTGAGAAGATGTGTCTTGGTGGTTCAGGGTCACGGAGCCGGACGTGCCGCCACCGGTCAAACCGCTACCCGCATTCACGGCGTCAATGTCACCGGTCGCGCCAGTCGCAACCGCGGTGACGTGACCGTTGGAATCAACAGTGATGGTATCGATCTTCGTGCCGTTAGCCGTGCTTCCGTAGGTGCCAGAAAGGCCAGATGTATCACCGTGGTTGAGGGTGATTGTCTCGTTGAACGACTGGTCCGTTGTAAACGTGCCGCCGCCAGTCAGCTGACTGCCTGCGGAGATAGAGATAGAGGCGTTGTTGGCAGCGTTCGGGATCGACAAAGCAACGGAACCCAAAGCGGTGACGTGGCCGAACCCGTCCAGCGTCACGTCTTGAATGACGGTATTGCCGCTGTTGTTTACACTGCCCTGCGCCGAGGTGTCTGAGTGGCTCAGCGTGACCGAGCCAGACGTGCCGCCACCGGTAAGGCCTGTGCCCGCAGTTACCGCGTCGATATCACCGGTATCGCCGGTCGCAACCGCTGTGACGTGACCGTTGGCATCGATTGTGATTGTGTCGATCTTCGTGCCACTGGCTGTGCTGCCAAAAGTACCGCTGATCGTCGACGTGTCGCCGTGGTTGAACGTGATTGTCTCGGGCGTGCTCTGGTTCGTAGTGAACGTACCGCCGCCCGTGATCGACGTGCCTGCTGCCAGCGTAATCGTCGCGTCGTTTGTAGTAGTCAGAGTTGTCGAAGCCAGCCCTGTGACGTGGCCAAATCCATCCAGTGTGACATCCTGAATGACGGTGTTGCCAGCGTTGTCCACACTAGCTTGGGTCGACGTATCTGCGTGGCTGACTGTAACGTCACCCGTGCCACCGCCGGTAAGACCTGTGCCAGCGGTGATTGTTTGATCCGCAGTCGCACCAGACTCAATGCCGTCCAGCTTCGTGCCGTCCGCTGCAACATCTCGTCCGTCAACTGTGCCTGTGACAGTGATGTCACCCGTGACGTCGATGCCTGTGCCAAAGTCCACGTTGCCGGAGAATGTGCCGCCAGACTCGGGAACCAGATCTGCCGATGCCGCAGTGACAAAGACAGTGGCAGCGCCATTGAGGTTGATGGCGGCGTCAGCGTTTGAGCTTTCAACTACGTTCCGAGTAAGTGTCGGACCCGTCGAGTTGAACGTACCCGTGCCGACCTCGAACGCATCACCCTCTTCAATGACGTAGCTGACCACGTCTCCGTCGACGAGGCCTGCGCCGCCAAAGGTCTGGAAGCCAGCTTCCGCTGCGCCAAGTGTAATCGTCCCCGTACCAGTGGTCGAGGTTGCTACTTTGGCTCGATTGACGAACTTTACCATGCCGGACCTCCCGGCTTACGCGATGCGAATGATTGCGGTGGTAGCGTCGGCAGTGGGGAAGATCACCTGAAAGTCGCCGTCGGTGGAAGTCTTGTCCTCGCCGAAATCCAGAACGACGACCGACGGGTTACCTGTGGCAGTGTCGTTATAGATCAGCGCACCACGAGCCGTGATGGTCGCGTTGGTGAAGGTGATGTCCGCAAAGTCGGTGAACGCTGTCGTGCCACTGGTTGTGGGCGTGACGTTAGTCAGTGCGCCGCCACCAGAGGTGTAGCTTCCGCTGTCTGCAACTTCGCCCGACGTGGTGAACGACGTAGTCGATGCATCCAGCGTAGCGGTGTTGTCATACAGGGCCAGCCTGAAGGTGTTGCCACCGTTGGTGAAGTTATGCACAGCCTGCAGGATTTCCTGCTTGAAGCTGGTGCACATAAAGTTTCCCGAAAACGCCATGTTAAAGTCCTTTCAGTGCGTCGGCCAGCTCTGGATGACCAGCATCTCGAAGAGCATTGTACACGGTTGTGCGGTCGCTTTCCACCGCTTGTTTCAGATACAGCTGTACCAGCTGCTCCACACGTGCCTTAAAGGCATGCGCCTGCGCTCTGATCGGCTCCGGTGCCGTGTCTGACACCGAAACAATCTTGTCCGCGCACTGCGTTGCAAGCTCCTCGGTCGTCAGACCGCGCTTAGACGTGGTGTTGACGTTGACCTGAAAGCCAGCGCCCATGTCCAGTGCTCCAGTGATCATGCTTTTCTCCGAATCAGTTCGCCGGTGCGATACTCGTCAGTGCTCTGCTTGGCTTCGCCCAGAAGCTTGAGGCCCAAGATCGCTTCTTGGAAACGCGCTTGGTAAAGCTGCGTCATGTCGGGGTCGCCCTTCAAGAAGGTGTTTGCCTCGATCAACGTACCGTACAACATGGCCAGATCAGCGTTCTCGCTCAGCCATGTTGTGCCGTCCTCGGGACCGGCCGTCAAGCTGGCTGGACGGAACAGGTACTGCAGCTGCGCTGTGTATGCTTCGTCGGGCGCGGGCGACAACAGGAAGTAGTCGTTGTCGAACTGAGCGTAGTATTTAGGCTCGCCTGTGGTCGACTCGTCCGGTGTGTAGGACTGGGCAAAGCTCAGGTCCTTGAACTGGACGAAGAATTTGTTGCCGTCACTGCCGGTCAGGTTCAGGGCCATCGGAGCCAAGAAGTCTGGTGGTACAGGCAAGAAACGGCTACCTACCGTTGTGGGCGAGGTCGCGTTCTTCTGGAACAGCGACAGCTGCACGCCTTTGAGCAGGCGCTCTTCGGTCAGGCGAATAAAAATTGGCAGGTTGTTAACCAACGCAGTTTCGCTGGACTCAACAAAGTCCTGCACCGCCTGCTTCAGTTCAGCAAAGGTAAAGCTCATGTTGTCACCACCGTAACTTGTCCAGCTTTACCTACCATGCGTGGGGGTATCAGCGGAAGACCCACGGTGTCGGTGTAAGCGAACACCTTCAAAGGCTCGTCTCGATCAGGGCGTGGGTTGCGCAACGCCTGCGGATCTGGACCCGGGCGAGGCGGGAACAGTTGCGGGTGCTTTGGCTCGTACTCGTCAGGGCCAACGAGCAAGCCATTCCACTCGCGGCGCATGTCTTTCAATCGGTAGCGAAAGCCAGAGCGGTCCGAGATGCCGTAGGCGTTTTTGTCTGACGCGAATGCCATATCAGTAGCCCCGCATAAAGCGACCGTCGGGCACCAGTCTCAGGCTGACCCGATCTTCGTCTTCCGTTGCCGCACGCGTAAACTCTTCTTCGTATACCGCCTTGAGCAGCTGCACACGATCGGGAGCCCGCTTCATCGCCAGATAGTACGCCAGTCCTGCGACCATGCACGGGTAGAACCGGAACGGGATCTGCGTGGTGTTAGTCAGGGCGTCGGCGTCTTCAATCCGACGTGCGTAGTAGTACACGATCTGGTCTGTCGAGTTCTCGGGCGTTTGCCAGAGGTTGATGACAGGTTGAATGCTGCGATCGAAGTAGAACTGCGAGGGTCGACCTTGATCGGTTTTGTTCGGAAAGTCGAGGTAGTCGCCCCGGCTGATCCGTTCCATCTCGATATCAGTGCCGTCTCGGCGCAGCACCATCTCAAGAATGTCGATGACGTCCGTGCCGAGAACCTCCTGCGCCTGACCTTGTGTCAGGGTCAGAACCTCTTGCTCCACGGTCCAGAGATTCAGACCACGGTTTGCCCACTCGGCAAACATCAGGTTCAGAGATCGACGCGCGGTCTTTGCGTCGTAGCCCGTACGAACTTCGAGGCCGCACCGCTCGTACGCCTCTTCGATCGCTTCCGCGACGTCGATGTTAAAGTCTCTGGAGCCTGACGTTGTCATCTATCACACCTTTTTGGTGTCGCGTACGCCACGGTTGCCCATGACACAACCGCCGTTCTTAAAGCCCTTGACCCCACGCCCCTTCAGGACGTCGGCCTTGGTGACCTTCCCGTCTTTGTTCAGATCGGGAAAGTCATTCTTTTTCTGGTCGGCCATTACTTCTTACCGTAAGCTTTGCCGCCGCCCATCATCTTTTTCTTGGCGGTGCCACCGTGCATCATTTTCTTTTTCGTGGCCTTCTTGGCGGTTGCACGACCGGCGGTTGGCTTTGCGGTCTTCTTGCCGCGCATCATCTTCTTGTCCATGGTGATCTCTCCGTTGGTTGAGTTCGTGATCATAGTAACTGAGTTTTTCCCGCTTTGCAGCAGAATTGATTAGAAGACCCGTACCTGTCCACCGTTGGCCGCTTTGACCTTGGCTTTCTTGGTGTTGGACACAACGGTCTTACCCTTCGCGCCAGCCTTCTTTTTCTTGCGGGCAGTAGCTTTGCGCTCGGATTTGCTGAGCGACTCGGCCTTCTTGCGCGGCAGGCAGCGGTCAGGGTTTTTCTTGTCCTTGGACGTGCCGCATTCACCGGCGATGTTGCCCTTGGAATCGATCCTGACCCAGTTCTGTTCGCGCCACTTCTTTAGTTCGCCCATCAGAAAACCCTCACAAGGCCGCCGTTCGCTGCTTTCTTCGTCTTGGACTTCGATTTGCCCTTGGCCGCTTTAGCATAGTTCGGGTCCTTGCAGTACTTGCTCGCCGCCATGTTGGCGTACGCGCTGGGGTACGTGTCAAAGGTCCGCTTCGCCCAAGCCTTGCCCTTGGCGCAGATCTTGTTGCTCTTTTTCTTGGCCATCCTAGCCCATGCCTTCCATCGCCATCCGCTTGCGGGGGCTGCAGGACATCTGGTCGACTTTGCCGCCCTTGGCGTATCCGCGTTTCTGAGAGCCCGACTTCATCTTGCCACCGGCCATGTAACCGTTGACTTTCTTTTTCATCGGCGGCTTCGTGATCTGCTGGTTCATGTTGCTGCGGTTCATGAGTCTCGGTCCTTCCGTATAGAAAAGTTTTGCAGGATCATTTTGATGTCTGCTCGCATCTCAGACAACATCGTATTTGTCTCGTCACGCGATTTTTGCGCTTGTTCGAGATCCTCTTTTCGCTGTTGCCACAAACGCTTGATCTCCTTTTCGTTACCGAGCGCCTTCGCCTCCAAGCGAATGAGCCAAGCCAAGAAGGCAACTGCAGCAAGCACAACAGCCAAAAATTCGTTGACGTAATCCAGCATCTTCAGCAGTTCCACGCTTTCCGCGACCAGTAGTTGGCGCTAAATTTATCGTTAGTGCCTTTCTGGCCGCTCGATCGAGCACAGTAGCTTTTCTTGCGCTCGGGTTGATCTTTCTTGATCGACATCTCCTTGGACCCAAAACGAACCAGCTTAACATCATCGCCCTTCTTGGCAAGCACAGCAGATTTCTTTGGGCCCTTGGGTGTACGCTTCGGCTTGTTGAAGCCGGGGAATGTCTCACCGCGATAC